GTCTTCGTTTCCGTTTTTGTATCGGTATCTCCAGAGGTACTTGATAATGTTTCCTTGCAGGTAGTATTGGAACCCATCGCCTGTCGCCGCCGCGATTGCGTCAATGCACTCAATACCTGCTTTATTGTAGTGTGGCGGGTTATTGACATTGTCTGCTTTCTCTTTCATGTACTGCTCGTGCCTCATCTGTTGTCACCACTGCCTTGGATAGTACCACTAGCCGCACGTTCTTTCAACTTCCAAATGTTCATGTCTGCAATCTGTTGCAGGTCATAACCTAAGTCGTCAGCAAGCACCGCACAGTACCATAGCACGTCGCCTATCTCTTTGGCAATCTCGTATCTAAACTCTGGTGTGTCTTTGTCATCACGTATAATCTTCTTTACTTTGTCTGCCACCTCACCTGCTTCACCAGCAAGCCCAAGCGCAGGGTATGTTATCTTTGCGTTGGCTGGGTAGATAGCTGTCTTACGAGCCTGTATTTGATAGTCGTTCATGGATGTCATTGCTTCACTCCAAAGTCTACCTTCAATACATTTCCTTCTGTGTTAAGCACCCTATTTTCTGATATGCCAACCTGTTCTTCCATTTCTTCCATGAGGTCATTAAACGAAAGCCTTGCTAGTCCAGCTTCCATGACCCTGTCTAAGTCTGTCTCTAGCAATTCCATAATTCCCTGTTGTGCAACTATCCCTGCTTCTAGGTAGTCGTCGTCAGCGTCAGGCATAGGGGTGGTATCATATGCCGACACCCTAAACCCTTCCTTCTCTTCGTCCTCTACAGACTTTAGAATTATATACCACCTATCTTTTAAGAGACTACCTATTTCTAAATCATGTTCCCGCGTCATCTTTTAACCACTCCTCTGGTATGCTACCCTCTGCCCAAGGGAATCCATAACGGTTTGCCCAATCAGCATAGGTGGTTTTGCTTCCCTTGTAAATCTTATTAGACGCCCGCACAAAAACAAATCGTATGTCTAGGTCAGGGTATTGGGTCTTGATTAGTTGCATCTTAACCCTGTCACCCTTATCCAAGTGTCCCTTTGCCTCAATTATAATTCCATTTTCTGTAAGCACAAAGTCAGGAGTGTAGGTTCGCGGCTTGGGTATGTAAGTTAATTTCATTTGTTCGTATTCATATGGAATATTCTTGCTTGCCAGTGACTTTGCCAGCCCTATTTCAAACTGTGACCTGTACTTTGTGTTTCTCATAATTCTAGCAACGGAAATGCTTCCTTCACCTCGTTCAGCCTTCTTGATAGATACTGTTCTACTTTTGGTGTTCGCTTTTCTAGTGACATTATTTCTTTTGCCAGCAACAGCGTCGGAAGACATACAGTCACCCCCTGTCTTAAATGATTGGTGATAACCCGAAACTCTGACTCAATTAAACGTGTATCACGCATTTCTGTGTCAGACATCAAGTGGCCTTTAGATGAAAAGTTTTCTTTCAAAGTTAGTGGGAGTGACCTTTCTAATCCGCGAACCTGAACGGTTGCAGGGTCGCCCCCTCTTTTTGTGTGCGACTCTATATATACACACATGAGTCTTGGATTCAGCGTAAACAATTCACGAGGATAAGAGTGTGTATATAGTATGGGCATTACAGTTCCTTCCGCGTCAGTTTAGTGTACCAAGCATTTGGTTTGAACTTAGCCTTGGATGTTACCTTCGGTGCGTAAACTGCTGACTTCCAACAGTTTTCCTTGAACGAACAGAACGTACAAGTCTTAGGCATGAGGCGGTTTCCTGTCTCAATCTTTTTGCCCTTGTCCGTGTAGGTTTCTGGCACTGACTGGAATGGTACCCGAAAGGGTGCATCGTTCACAATAGCTTCGACACGGCTTTCGGCCTCTGCTATGTAAGTCTTGCTATCCTCTTCTTGGTCGTCGGGTGCCTGTACAAAGTCCCACTCACCACTGGATTTATCAATTACAATCCAACCACCAAACGGTCTGTCTTCTGCTTTGGCATACAAATGACCCTGCATGATGTAGCCGAATGGGTCATCCTCTTTGATAACGTCATAGCCACCCCTACCTGAAAACTTGTTAGAGAAAGACCACGGACTTGCGGACTTGATGTCCCATACCTTTTCTTCCCCATCTATATCCAAGATTACATCTAGGGTGCCTTTAACTTTTTGCCCTGCAATGTCTAGTGTACACTGGCGTTGTTCATCTACAATCTTTACTCCTGTAGACTTCAACACAAATATAGCCACGGCCTCAACCAAATCACCCATGAGGAATCGCATGATGTCGTTGTAGGCTACATCTTGCTTCATCCCTTGCTTCTCTAGTTGTTGCTGACACAAGGGGCGTCCCAGCCCAGACATGCGTATGCGATAGTCCCCACGCTTTGTAAGTTGCTTACGCAGGGCGTCCTTGCACTCTTCACCAAACTTGTCTATCAAAGGTTCGAGGCGGGAAGAGTCTATTTCTCCCCGCCCCGCTTTTTGTAGAAAGTCTTGGACTTCTACAAGCGTTAACATGTCTATCCCGCCAAACGACTGGAAAGGTCTAGGTCATCGTTACTAACGCTTGCTTTGGTTGCCTGTTTGAACTCACCCATAACAGATTCGTTATGACCGCGAACGGTGTCAGCAAACTTCTTCATCAGTTCTTTGTCTTCATCCGTGATGCTTACCTCTTTTACGAGGGACAACTTAGGAGTCCAGTAAAGTACACTACCCTTCTTGTGCTTTTCAGTAGACATTTCGACCACTGCTTTTTGCATAAGAATTTTCTTACGGGTAAGGTTGTTCTCAATGAAGTCACGCACAGGCATGAAACCTGAACGCTTGAAGTACGCCACAAATGCCATGCCCTCAATAGGAGAAGGTGTACCATCAGCAAGGGTTGCACTAGGCGCATCCAAGATACCGTAGATAACTTGGTTACAGGCAACTGACCTACTTAGAAGAAGGCGTGGGTCATCTGAAGATAGCCCTTCTTCCTCTTGGCGTGATAGTCGTCCACACTTGTTGCCACCAACCGAATCAGGAAATTCACCTGACATAGATGGCTTTTGCACAGACTTAGCCGCGAACTTACGCTCTTCGGCATCCCACAGTGACCACTCGTATGTACGCATAAGTGGACGAATGTTAACAGCATCTGCATATACAGGAGCATTACCATTCCAGATACGCCACGCACCACGTTTCAGTGGAAGACCGTCATCTGTTTCTGTGTCATAGTTAATAGTCAAGCGGGGCAATCCCATCTTGGGTGTGTCACCACCTTCGGATGCTTGTCCGCTTGCCTTCATTAAAGTTTCCACGTCATTCGTATCGAATGCCGCTACCATATTATCTAGTTCATCATTTAATGTTTGGAGTTCTGTTCCCATGATTACCTCTCTATGGGTTGTTAGTCGTATAAAGATTATACTTCCAATATAACTTCGGAGTCAAGCCAATTCTTACCTATTTTTAATTCTATTCCTATAGGCATATCATAGAAGATGCCATATCTTTTTTGTGCTTCATCGTTTATCATTAACATACAGCTAGATAACACGTCAACACATTTTTCTTCCTCACCCGGATAAACATCTAGGACAATAGAATCGTGTACGGTGTTACAGATAATTGACTTCATTTCTTGACGAATAATCTCCCTGTCTAGCAATACCAGAGCCATAGGAAGAAGGTCAGCCGTGGCAAATCCCTGCACAGGGTAGTTGCATATAAGGGTACGGTCTGTGGCTGTACCATAGTCTGTCCACCTAGCATACGGAAAAGCGTACTGCCGCCCTGATGGTAGCTGAATGTACTTGTGCATCACTGCATGCTTTTGCATATCGTCTTGCCACTCAGCAACCTGTGCATACTTGGTCTTGAAAGTATTGTAGTATCTCTTCTGGTCATCGGTACCGCTGGTGCCACCATACAAGGGTTTGAATGTGTGAGCCTTGGCTTCTTGTCTGGTGCATCCAATAATACCTGCAGTGATACTGTGTACATCCGTACCTTCCTGCACATCGGACATGACTGTCTCGTCCCCCGCAAGAAACCCAGCAACCCTGAACTCCAACTGTGAGTAGTCACCTTCTAGGATAGACCCGCCCTCGAACCTGCTTTCCACGGCACGACGAATCTCGAACGTGTTACCTCGTGGCATGTTCTGGAAGTTTGGGTTACGGCTGGATAGTCTTCCGGTTGCTGTCACGCACTGCATGAACTCTGTGTGGATAATATCATTGGCATCCATGTTGTTTTCCATGCCCTCAAGAAAGGAACCAACATAGGTACGAACCGCGCTGTACCGTATGTAAGATTCAGCAAACTCGTGGGCTTCACCTCGTAGGCTAGACAGAACCTGCTCTAGGGTTATCTTGTCAGTCTTGAAGCCCGCCGCCGCAGTGCTATAAACATCACGGGGTATGAGTTTAAAGCCCGCTACCTCACCAGTCGATTCGTAGCGCACTCCCTTGCCACCACAGGCCTTACAGATTCTGACAGCCTTACCTAGCGTCCCGTCCTTCTTGCGCTTTGTATAGCGTCCCTTGCCCCCGCAATCGGTACACTGACTGCCCTTTGTCTTGTACATCACATCTGTCTCGTTGACTACGTACCTGTTGAAGTCTTGACGGGACATGCGGGTTCGCCGCTTGGGTTTCATACCCGCGCCACGTATTTCCATACCCAAGTTGAAGATACTTGCCCAACGGGACTTGTTGCGTACAGCGCAGGAGTAGAACAACTTGGTACGGTCATCCGCACTAGCTAGGTTGATAGGGGTGTCCCCCATTGCGTTCGCGGCAAGTTCGGTGAGCCGACTCTCTAGGGTGAACAGTTCCGTTTGGTACTGGTCACGTATTTCTTTTAGAGTTTGTTTGTTTACTTTGATTCCGTTCTGCTCCATACGGGCAAGAACTTTTGTCATGTCAAGCGACAGCCGCAAAGTGGGCAAGAGAGTCTGGTTGTTCATTGAATAGTTCCTCAAATGTAGTGCCAAAGGCTTCGAGTTGTGCAAGTGCTACTTGCTCTGTAGATAGTACATCGGCAATGCCGTATTCTATAATCACATCCCAAGGAATGTCATAAAACGTTTTGCCTTCCTTGAAATACGGTGCGATAACGTCCTTCTGCTTTTGTATGTCACTATACTTTTCTGCAAGAGAAGCAAGTCCCAAAGGCCATCTCTGCGACCTCGCCAGTATATACTCCGAAACCATCGTGTCATAAATATGTCCCTCATATGTAAAGCCACATTCTCGTAGCCAGTTTAAATCAAACTTAAAGTTCTGTCCAATGATAACGTCAGCGTAGTTGAGTGCTGTTTGCATATCTTGGGCGGCACTGTTAGTGGGTGGTTCAGTGCTATGATAGTAGCAGTCATAGAATACCTGCTCCTCATCTAACCACTTGTAACCTATTGAAACCAAAGAGTTTCCAAAGTAGGGCAAGGGTGTTGACCTACCATTGGCACGTTCCTTGTGAGTTGTCTCCACGTCTAGGGTAAGTACGTTCATCACATTTCCTCAAATATTTTACCTGCAAAGTATTTGGCTAGTATTTCTACGGACGCCTCGTTAAACTGTGGGTATCTTTTACGCAAGCGGTCATACTCTTCTTCGTATATGCGTTCAAGTATTTCTTCGTTCTCGTGATTGCTCATCAGTAATACACTCCTCTTTGCACATCAATGTGGCTGGTAAACATCCCGTGCCACCCGTTCAATTTATTTTTTGAAATACATATATGTCGTACCGTGTTCTCTTCTTCTGACGTTCCTGTCTTGCCAATGCCTATGATAACATCTGCTTCACCAGCCTTGCCTGTACGTGAACCATCTAGCATAGCGTAGTCAATAAACTGACGGTCATGTGCCTCGAAGCTTGCCTGACTGACAGACCATACCATAAGCTTGTTACGTTTGGCAATCTCCCGCGCAAGCACATAGGTTTCCTTGAGGCGTTCATCCCCACGGTTAAACTCGCCAGCAACCCTGAACTTATCTAACTGGTCACAAAACATAACATCGGGTTCGTTTAGTTGGGCGTACTCATTTAGTTCATCCATAGATGTACCGACAGAATCCATGACAGTCAGGTACGGTTCTATCTCTTCGGCGTACCGCGTCTTGAGTGTGTCAGATTGTTGACGCATCTCTTCACGGGTCAGTCGGAATATTGACTGTATGATTCGCAGCTTTATCTTTTCGGATGGCTCCTCGTTAGCCCAATACACAACCCTTTGTTTTTGCCTAATATAACCTGCGGCAATGAACGCACAGAACGTGGTCTTGCCCACCTCTGGACGTGCAAAGATAATACCAAGGTTGCCCCTGTCTGTTCCTGACAAATGTTCGGACAACAAATCCCAATCAAAAGGGAAGTCGGGTTCACCTGTCTCCTCTTCCATCAGTTGTTCAAAGCCCTTGTCCATTTCACTGTAGGTAGTCTTGTCAGACATGCGACCATCTTCTACCATGTCAATCAGGGTCTTGAGTTCACCGAAGTGTTCGGACTCACCTGTAAAGATTGCTATAGCTTTTTCACCAATCTGCCGCGCACGGTCACGCACCCAGAAGTTACGAACAATGTCCATCTCTAGGTCACCAGCATCGGACATATGTGTGGACAAGTCGTTGGCTATACCATACAACTCTTCCATAGCTGACAATGGTGTGGCAGGATTGCGGTCTGCAATAATTGCCGCCAGTTGTCGGGGATGCAGGGTCACATCATAATTTTTGTGTCCGTGTGTAATTGCATCGAACACGGTGGCGTACCGCCCCTCGAACATATCACGGGTAACAATGTTCTTTACCCGACCATAAAAGTCCTTATTTAGTATATAACCCAGAACCTGTAGTTCAAGGGATGTATTTTTCGAGTACTCGCTCTCGTTCATCATTATTCATATCCTTAAAATCTTTGTGTAAAACAAGTAGGCTAGTGGGCATATGCCCCTGTAGTTTTCTGACCAGTTGCAAACCTTTCGAGGTGGCATCCTTGTCTAAGGCTACGATTACTTTATCATATCTTTTTAAGATAGGCAAGTGACTGTCCAATAGGTTAGTACCCAGCAGGGCTATCCCCGAAAACACATCAGATACACAACAAGCACTAGCACAATCTTCCAAAAGAATAGCGACACGTCCTGTGCCGCAAACGAAAGGATAACCTGATTTTCCATATCTCCACCATTTTGGTTTTTGGTTTGTGAGGGTACGACCCGCCGCATCTATAACCTTGCGACCATCCTTGACAAGATAGACCACGCGGTTCATGCGAAAGTCGTAACGAATATCTGCGCGACCTTCTTGGTACGCAGGATAGGCATTTACTTTTTTTACGTAGGATTCTGCTGTGTGTTCGCGGGACAAAGCCACGAATGTATCAGGCAACTCGAAAGACCCTGTATAGGTTTCGGGTCTTGGGTTGGGTTTAACTTTGGAAAGCAACGGGTGGTAGGGTGCATCCTTCCTGATTCGGAATCCTGTCCTACCGCGTACACCGCAGTCAGCATGAAAACAAAACCACAGGCGTTCACCACCAGTATCGCTAACACTAAACGTATTCTTTTTGCCACACGCAGGGCAGTCCATACGCAACTGACCTTCTGGTGCAATAGACAAATCTGCAACGTAATCTTTTATCCAAGATGTCATGTGTGTTTCCTTTCATGGCAAAAGGGATACGCTACAAATTTATTTTAGTCAAGTGCATTTTTATTGTTGACGTGGGTTGACAAACCTGATAGCCATTAAAGAGAACAAACCATAAGGGTAACCCTATTATGAAAAAGATTAATAGAATTAACCCTATAGCTAAACAGTTACCTAAGTTTGGTAAACAAATAATACCTGACAAAAGAAAGACACTACAGGATAAACAGGCAAAGAAAGAAATACATAATGCCAAGACCGATAAAGATACTTGAACCTACAAAACCTTACAACCTGTTAATCAAGGTTAGTCAGTTTGAAAGGCTAACTACAATAGCAGAACATATGCAAAAGACAAGCCTAGAACAGGTGGCAGTAGCAGACTTGATAAGAGATGCTATAGATGTTTACCTAAATGTTATTGAGGAAGAAAATGAAGAACAGCTTGAAGACTAAAAAATTTGAAGTAGAAATTGTATCTCCTGCCGAAGGAAGGTGGGAAGTTCTTGTACCTGCATCTTCTGTTAGGCTAGGTGAAACATCCCGCGAACTTGTCAAGTCAAAAGAATGTGTAGATTATTTGCGATTGGTTACTGCATACGTTGGAAAAACTGAAAAAGAATGTCGAAAGTGGCTTGACCTCAACCAAAAGTCCGTGCTAAGAATAGGCATTGCTTACGAGGTTGGTAGCTTGTAAGTACCTTACTATGTTGATGTGTGGAAAGCAGGGGTAGCATTAATTTGTTGCCCCTGTTTTTTTTTGTTGACAAGTGATTTTGATTACTGGTATGGGTAATTCAACGCAAACAACAT